TATGTATTTCCTTATTGTTTTTTTTTTTAGTAGTTCCTTGGGTTTTTTTTTAGTAGTTCCTTGGGTTTTTTTTTAGGAGTTTGTTTGTATTTATCACCCATCCCAAAAATCTTATTTTTAGGTTTTTCTTTAGGTTTCTTTTTTGCACTTTTTGGTGGATTACCTGTTCTTTTAAGCTTTGCTCTTGGCGATTTATTAGGCTTAATTACAAATGATGGTAATATACCCGTTTCCCTATATCTTTGAATAGCAGCAGAACTAGCTTTTGCTAAGTATTTTGCTAATGTTATCATTGCAGGCATATTAATAATCCTTTTCGTTAGCCATCTTAAAAAAAGATGATTCTATTTTATTTTCTTTCTTTGCAGGAAAGTCTGTTGGTCTGTCTTCGTAATTGCAATGAGGTTTTAAGTCAAGCTTCTGTCCTTTAGGAGTATCTTTTGGATAATCCTTGGGAATGTCTCCCTGTTTATATTTTGTTAATACTGGTTGTGGCATTATCCACCCTCCTTAATTTTTAATCGTAAATAATCTAATAATTTTGGATTATCTACAAATACTGTTGTTAAACCATTAGCTAAACCACTAACTACTGTTTCTTCAACTTTATCATCTAATTCCATATTCCATTGATATATTATGCCATGCATAACTTCATGTAATATTGTATTAGCGTGAGAAACTCCTTTTTCTTCTTGGCTATACCCCAAGACACCTTCTTTAATAAAAAACTGCCCACTTGCTTCATTAGCTGTAGCAACAGTTTGTTTCCATGCCTCTAGTTTGTAATCTCTGTAACCAATTTTAATTGCTTCCGGTATTGTAGCATCACAGCTACATAGAACTTCTTTTTTATTCATATATTTTTTTTTAATATCCAAAAGTTTTATCAGAGGGTTCAAATTTAGTTTCTCTAGGTCTTTCCCAATGCGTTTGCATTGAATGGGGATGTAAGGGTCTACTCATAACTCCATATCGTAAGGCATCATAAGCATGGTCTTCTGCGTGTGTGTCAACATCCTCTGGATTATTTTTATCAGTTGGTAGTAAAGGAAGTGTTCTAATTAAATTAATACAGTTTGAAAATATAAACATTCCGGGATATTGTATATCTGGGTCAACATATAATCTTTTATGTAACTCGAGTTTACCATTTATGCGACTTTTAGGTGACCTGTCTGATGGTCTCCACCTACAGCCTTCAGATATCATTGTTTCGGCTATACTTGGCCCTACATCGCCTCTTCTTGCCCAAGTTGATGAATCCAACACACCATAGTGAATATGGTCTCCATACTCCATTTCTAGGACTTTTTGAGCAAATATATCTGCTGTTGTCTTAGTTGTATACAATTCTCTATAAACATATAAATAATTGTCATGGTCAATAGCAATCCATAAGCAACAAGCAGGAGAAGCATAACCCCAGTCACAAGCACGAAACTTAATCCAGTTGCGAGGTATTTCAAAAGGTTGTATAACATGAACATCTCTATTAAATTCTGGAAAGGCAGAACCCTCAAAGGCATCCCAATCTCCTTCTAAAAATTGTTTTCTTTGTACTTCTGGTAATGATGACAACATAATCATGTAATCATCTGTTTGCATAAGATATGGATTATCTTGTAATTTTGCTGAAATAAATTTCTTTGTTATTTTTTTAATACCTACAGGTGTTTCTATTTGTACTGTGAATGGTGTATTTGATTCAGCAGGTTCAACAAACATTTCTTTAACCCATGTTGAGCCTATATTGCCGGGATTTCCAGTTGCTCTCATATACACAGGTATATCTGGGTCTACACTACGAAGTGATGAACGCAAGAAATTATATATGTCTGGGTTTGGAAACTGAGGTAATTCGTCAATACCAATCCATGTATATGATTGACCTTGGTAACGCAGTACATCTGTTAAATTTTCTGCATAGCCAAATTCAATTCTAGCACCAGAAGGAAATCTCCATTCTTTTTCTTGTTCTCTCCACTTTGCTCCTATAAAAGCCCTAGGATATAAGCGTTGTGAGTGTGAGATTAAATCTCTAAGTTCGGGCATTGAACGTCTAAGTAACAATGCTCTGTGATGTTGTTTATGACAATATCTTAATGGGTCAATAAGCATGGCATAAGATTTACCTCCACCTCTTGCTCCGCCATAAAATACTTCTTGTTCACTTGCCGCTAGAAACTGTGTCTGAGGGCCTTTGTTTGGTTGAAAGATAATTTCTTTTTCTGCTAAAACATCCTGTATGCTAGGTGCTAAATTTTCTAATATATCTTCTTCAACTATTTGCGAATTTTTTCCTATAAGGACATCTTCTATTTCTTTTAAACTTTTTTTCTTTGTTTGTGCTTTTCGTTGAGCTAGTACATATTTTTCTCTAGCTTTTTCTACTTTCTTTTTTTCTGCATTTAATGTTCTTGTTGCAGATTTTTTTGCTTTAGTAAATTTTTCTTTAAGAGTTTGTGTCTTAGCTGATACTGTTGTTGTTCTTTTTCTTCCTACATTTTTTTTCTTAGGAGGAGCAATATCATCTACCATTTTCTATCCAACACCTTACGCAATCCCATTCCTGTAACTCTACGACCTGTTTTTCTAAACAACCAATCAGATACTTCTCTGTAAGAAGAACCTTGAATATATTTTCTAGCCTGTTCAATAGCATCTATCTCTTCTTGGATAGGTTCTAAATAATTAGGGTCATTAGATTCTTTATACCCAAAGGGTATTACTCTTGACTTTCTTTTACGAAGAATCTTCTGTGGTAATTCCTCCGTCTTTGGGAGGGAGAATAAAGATTCCGGAGATTGATTTGAGATTGACATCTAACTTTTCCTTTTTTGTTAATCCTACTCTATCGAGTATTTGTTTAGCCGCCTCAACTCGGATACTAGCACCGGGTACACTTCCATCTTCATCCATTGCTTTAACTAATCCCATAGTTGCTTTGGGTGTATAAGAAGCCATTACCTCTTCTGCTCGTTGTAGTATTTCGTCTTTTAATGCCTTAACTACTTTAGGGTACGAATGTTCAGAGTAACCTGCTATCTCTCCTGCAACTTTTGGTATGCCATTAGCTTCTCCAAATAATGCGTTAAGAAATGTGCTTTGTTGTTCTGTTAGTTCTTTTGTTTTTTCTTGTGTTATTAAGTTCATCTTTATCTAAATTCATCCATTCTAATCTTGGGCCAAAGTACCATGCTTTATATTTATTACCTAACCAATCTGTGTCCCAATACCACTGACCAACGTGTTTTACTTCTTTTTGTTTGCTTGGCAAAATTTACTCGCTGATTCCCTGCTACCAAAACCCCATGCTTTTAATGCTAGTGCATAACGAGTTGGTCTTCCTTTTGAATCTTTCATCGAACCTTTCATACCTGCAAACCGACAAGCAAAAGAAACTCTTCTTGGATTCTTTCCGCTTTTAACAGGAGATTTTAAATTACCACCATCTTTCGCTTCAAAGTGTTTTCTTCCTGCTTCGTTTAATCCACCTTTAGGATTTTTATGTATTTTAAGAACCATTAAGCTTTAGCTACTTTCTTTGCCTTTGCTGATAAGTCTTTAAAATGAGATAATTTTTTAGAACTGGCTGTATGTGTTTTACCAGAATGTAATGTTCCATCTTTCATCTTGTGTGTAGCACCTTTAAATTCTTTGCCATCTTTTGTATAATGCTTTACACCTTTCATTAGTATCCTACTTTTTTATTTTTCTTAGAGTTAGGAAATCCTGCTTTCATATTTGCATATGCTTTAGGAGTAATAGTAGATTTAGCTTTACTCTTACTTGTTCCTGCTTTTCGTTTAGCATTAATATTTGCGTATAGTCCTCTTTTTGCTACCATTACTTTTCTCCAAATACTGTCATTGGTGCTTCTTCATTCCAAAAAGCCGCTACTAATCCATAAGGGTCATTTACAGGGTAGCCTAATTCATTTACTTCTTTATTAGGTATTACTTGGGGTAGTTCTATAACCACTGACTTTTCTGTTTTTTCTTTATTCGTCTTTCCTTCGACCATTCTGGAACCTCCGCTATTAATCCTAATTTTTCTTGTTTGTCTCTTTCTGTAAATCCTATTTCTGCAGATTCTAATATTGTTTCTCTTGCTTTATCTTCCTTACCACCATTATCAGAAATAACAGATATATTAGGAGCAGTAATAACAAGTTCTACAAAGGGGTCTCTACAAGGCCACTTTCTTTTATGAAAGGGTAAATTATCCGTGAAGTATTCATTTTTCTTTTTATGATAATATTGATATGTTGGCATTATATCTCCGATTTTAATTCATGTTCACAAGAGTTACAGTGACACTCACCACCACAACATGAGCCAGTATTACTACAATGGCATTCATGATTACATACTACACAAATAGACATTATGGTTTATAAGGTTTATACTTTTTACCCGTTGAATAAGTAGGTTCTGGTTTTCCTCTGTAATTTCTTACAACAGAACCAGTAGGTTTACCTCTAGGGTTAGGTGTTTTCTTTTTTTTCAAATCTCTAGCTATCTGTTCCTTAACTCTTTGTAACTCTGTAACCTTCTTTACAGGTTTACTTAGTGACTTATTAGGTACAGTTTTTTTAATAGTCTTCTCACTAAATTTTGTATTAGGCCCTAATTTAGTTTGGATTCTATCAAAAGATTTTTTACCATGTTTAGCAATAAATTTAGCAAAACCCTTTGTCTTACCAAAATTTTTTACCAGTAACATTAAAACTTTAAGCATTTATTATTTCTCCTTTAAGTCCCCAAATCCACCCATTTTAAATAGTTTTTTAAACTCTTTAGGGTTTTCTTTTTTAAGTTTGTAAATACGAACTTGGTACTCACTGCGAACACCATCACCAGATTCAATTTTAGTTAGTTCATCTTTTTTACTAACTAGTCTTCTAATTCTGTTTTCATAAGAATTACCGCTACTCATATCTAACTTAGGTCTAGTTGTTGGGCCAGAAGATTTTCTTGCACTTCCAACAGCATCTTTTCTTCTTCTTGTCGTTTCTTTTGAACCTTCACCTCTTCCTGTACCCGTGCTAGGTTTAGGATTTAATACTGATGGGGGTGTAAGACCTTTTGGAATATTAGGTGCTTTTTTATTCTTACCTTTTAAATAAGCTATAACTCCTGCAGTTGTTAAACCACTAAGTACACCACCCATTACTGTGTTACCAGTAATAAAAGGAGCAGGTTTAAAGTTTTTTGGTAGGACTTTTTTATCTACTTTAGTCTTTACTGGTTTACCCTTTACAGTCTTAACTACTTTCTTCTTTGTTTTTTTAGTTACTTTTTTAGTCAACTTTTTTATAGGGTTAAATTTATCTAAAACTTTAGTTTTAACTGCTTTATCTGCCTTTGTAGCTACTTTCTTATCAACTTTTTTAATTAAATTAGTTTTAGAAGGTTTTGCTTTAATTTTCTTAACAGATTTAGGTTTAACAGATTCTTTTACCTTCTCTGCAATATTTTTATTTTTAGCAGAGATATTTTTCATCTCTACTTTAGGTTTAGTTTTAGTTTTAACAACTTTACCTTTAACTGTTTTTGTTGTTGATTTTGTTATCGTTTTAAGTTGTTTTATCTGTTTAGTAACTTTTGCATTAGCTACAACCTTAGTTCCAAATTTCTTTGCGGCTTTTTTAGCCCCATTTTTAATAATATATCGTGCTATTACAGGTATTGCAAACCTGCCAAGCATAACTCCTGCGTAAATTAGTGGTATTGCCATTTTAAACTCTCCTCATTTTCCCTGTTGATGTTCTCCTAAATGACCTGTTTTTAGACTTTGGCACAACTCTCAAATTGTGTGGTCTATTGTCACTTGGATTTGCGTTAACGTGATGAACATCTTTACCACTACCTTTCTTCACTAATCCATTCTTTTGCATTAGTCTTCGAGCCTTGTCTCGGGATGTTCGTTTTGCTATTGCCTCTGGTTTCCCTTGGTAATTAGCATATTCTTTCTTATAATTTCTTCCAGTAGATAGGTTACGCATCCTTTTTCCTGTTGAAGGATTAAGAACCATTATTTTTTACCTTTTTTGCTTTTAAGTTGTTGCTTTCTTGCAATATTTCCCTTACCCATTTTTTTATGTTTTATTTTTAAATACATAGGTAAACCTGCAGCTTCTAATAATTTTTGAGCATACTTTTTAGCAGGGCTATTTTTCTTTTCTCTTTCTTTACGAGCTTTATTTATCCTTCTTTTTTCTGCATTACTTATTTCTGTCATTACCTTCCTCCATATCTTGTCTTCATTGTTCGTAAAGGTTTGTTTGCAGACTCAGTTTTCTGCAATGCTTGTTGTCCTCTTGTAGCTGTTTTACGCATTGGCCTGTTTCTAAACTTCTTTTTGGCCGCATCTTTAGGTAAAACTTGAGCAAACGGGTTTACAGCCCTAGTCTGCTTGGCAGTCTTAGGGTTTTTCCTTGTTTTATCAAGTGTTCTTTTAATTACTTTAGCTACTGCCATTTAATTCCTATGCAGAACAAGCTATACAATCTTCTTCATCCTCAAATATAGGCGTTTTAGAAGTAGTTTCAGCTTGTTTTTCTGTATTTTTTAATTTGTAATTCTCACTTCTTAGAGCAGTTCTATCACTATAAGCATTTTCAAGCTTATCATACAGGTAATTCTTATCTTGTTTTAGGAGTTTTATATCCTTTTGAAGAATATTGACTGTTTGTGTTAGTTCTGTAATCATATCATGTGTAGTCATAGAAATCTCCCTGCTTGTTAAGTATAGATACCTATGGGAAAAATCACTTATCCCATTGGTGCTTATGATTTGGAACTCGTATTTTATAGTGTGGTGAGTTCCGTTCCACCAATGGAATTATATATATATATTTTAGCGTACAGCCTTTTTATATCATCTTCAGTGTGTGTGCTTTATTGCTTTAAAAAATATATATATACTCCCTATTATAACAACTATGGGCAAGTTGTCAAGTATTATTTTTATT